GCAGCGCAGCTGGCAGGCGACGGCCGCGCGCAGCAGCTGGCGGCGGCGGCGGCGGCGGCGGGAAATCCGCAAAAAGCGAAATCAGAGAGATCACGCAGGCAGAGCTGGACGCCAGCATCAAAATCAACGCAGCCCGTTTGGCAGAGAACGAACTGCTTGTGGCACAGGCTCAGTTTGATTTGAGCATTTTAGAAATCGACAAGCAAAAACTAGGAGTCAGGGCAAAACAAAAAGAGCAAGGCGAGGCGATCAACCGGTTGCAGATGGCAGAAGTTTCGGCCGCAAAAGAATTGGGCTCGGCAATAGCGCAGGACTTCCTCGAGAGGACAAAGCTGCAGGAGAATTACAACCGCACAGTCGAAGATCTGGAGATTAAAGCTGGCATAATTACCGGCGAAAAACTTAAAGAGCTGGAGATCGACCGAGAAGTTAAAGTTATTCGCGAGCAGTTCCCAGCCCTGACTCAGGCTCAAATTGACAAGATCCGCGGATTGATTGTTGCCAGTAAAGAAGTTAAAGACAGCTTCCGGGATACATTTGGCGCCAGCCTGAAGGAATACTACCAACAGCTGACCAACTTCGGCACGCAGGTGGCCGATTCGGTGAAGGGCGCGTTCCAAGGGCTTGAGGATCAGCTGACCAGCTTCGTTACGACCGGCAAAGCAAACTTTGCAGACCTGGCCAACAGCATCATCCAAGACATCGCCCGGATCGCGATCCGACAAGCGATCATCGCCCCCTTGGTCAAAGGCGTGGGCGGCATCTTTGGTCTCAAGTTTGCCGACGGCGGCATGTTCGCTCAGAACGGAATCCAGAAGTTCGCCCGCGGTGGCATCGTTGACAAGCCGACCCTGTTCCCGTTTGCCAATGGCACGGGCCTCATGGGTGAGGCTGGCCCGGAGGCGATCCTGCCGCTGCGTCGTGGTCGCGATGGCCGGCTCGGCGTCGAAGCTGGCGGCGGCGCTGGTGGCATCAACGTCACCGTCAACGTGGACGCAACAGGCACGAAAGCTCAGGGCGACGACGGCCGTGCTGGACAGTTTGCCCGCGCGATCAGCGAAGCCGTCAAGAATGAGATCGTCACCCAGAAGCGCCCCGGAGGACTGCTCGCATAATGGCCACCTTCACCTACACGCCCAGCTTTGAGGCGACCGAGATCAGCAAGCCGCGCGTCGTCACCTTCCAGGCTGGCGACGGCTACCAGCAGCGCGTCGGGTTTGGCCTACATCGCGATGGCAAGGAGTGGCAACTGCAGTTCCTGAACCGGGACGACACCGAGCGTGACAACATCCTTGCGTTTCTCGAGGCCCGTGCTGCTGTCGAGTCGTTCGACTGGACGCCACCGCGCGGCACCGCTGGAAAATACATCTGCAAGGAGTGGCAAGCCACGCTGCGGTCCTGCAACTTCAACAACATCAGCGCCACCTTCGTCGAAGTCTTCGAGCCTTAAGCCATGGCTATCCCAGTCTCAGAGCTGCAGAAGATCGCACCCAGCTCGGTGATCGAGCTGTTCGAGCTGCAGCTGATCGCCGCATTGCATGGCAGCAACACGGTCTATCGGTTCCATGCCGGCAGCAACATGGACGCGAACGGCGAACTGGTCTGGGATGGCAACGCATACCAGCGGCTGCCGCTTGAGATGGATGGGTTTGAGTACACCGGCAACGGCCAGTTGCCGCGACCGAAAGTGAAGGTGAGCAACGTGCTCGGCACGATGAGCACCATCCTCGCAACCGTGAACGCGGTCACGCCCAACAACGACCTGGCCGGCGCGAAGCTGACTCGGATCCGCACCATGGCGCGGTACATCGACGGCGCTAACTTCCCCGGCGGCACCAACCCCTACGGCACGCCAGACCCGACCGCAGAGTTTCCGCGCGAGATCTACTATCTGAGCCGCAAATCAACCGAGAGCCGGCAGCTGGTCGAATGGGAGTGCGCTGCGGCGTTTGATCTGGCAGGCGTGCGCGCACCAAAGCGGCAATGCATCAGCAGCATCTGCCAATGGGTCTACCGATCCACTGAATGCGGATACACCGGCAGCAACTACTGGAACGCCAGCGACCAACCGGTCGGCACGCTTGCCTTGGACGTTTGCGGCAAGCGGCTGAATAGCTGCAAACTGAGGTTCGGATCGACCGGGTCGCTGCCGTTTGGATCCTTTCCTGGCATTGGAGCATTCACCTCATGAGTTGGCGCGACGCGGCAATGGATCACGCCAAAGCCGACGACCCGCGCGAGGCATGTGGGCTGGTGGTGGTGGTCAAAGGCCGGCGACGGTATTGGCCTTGCCGCAACCTGGCGATCGATGCAGAGCAGTTCATCCTCGACCCGGCCGACTTCGCGGCGGCCGAAGATGCAGGTGAGATCGAGGCGATCTTTCACAGCCATCCGATCACACCAGCAGAACCAAGCCAGGCGGATCTGCTCAGCATCGAGACCAGCGGGCTGCCGTGGCACATCTGCAATCCGAAAACAGGCGCATGGTCAGAGACCGCACCAAGCGGCTACAAGGCGTTGCTGATCGGCCGCGAATGGGTGTGGGCGGTTGCCGACTGCTGGACGCTGGTGCGCGACTGGTACGGCCAGCATGGGATCAAGTTGCCGGATTGGCCGCGGCCAACCACGCCAGCAGAGTTTGAGGCGGCGCCGCAGTTCGACCAATTCTGGCGTGATGCAGGATTCCGTGAGCTGCTGCCAGAGGAGGATCTGCAGTTCGGTGACGGTCTGATCATGAGCATCGAAGGGCAGGGCCTGAATCACGTCGGCGTGTACATCGGCGACCAGCTGGTACTGCATCATCTACGCGGTCGGCTGAGCAGTCGTGATCTGTACGGCGGCTGGCTGCAGAAATGCACGGGCAGGCGGCTGCGGCATCATGCCGCCGATACACTGGTTGCAGGCTGAAGCTGGCCATGCTGCGCGAGATCCGACTCTATGGACAGCTGGCCAAGTTCGTCGGACGGCGGCGCTTCATGGCGGCGGTAGACAGCGCAGCCGAAGCAGTCAGGTTCCTGATCGCCAACTTCCCCGGCCTCGAGGCGCACATCAGTCAACCTGGGCGGCATTACCGCGTGAAGGTCGGTGATCGCGCGATCGGCAGCGATGAGCTGCACGGCCCGGTCGGCAGCGAAGCGATCAGCATCATCCCCGTGATCGGCGGCGCTGGTGGTGGCATTGGCCAGATCCTGGCCGGCATCGCGCTCGTGGCTCTGGCGATCTTCGTCCCGGGCCTTGGCCTTGGCCTTGCAGGTGCAACGGTGACAAAGATCGGTTTACTTGGTGGCGCGCTGATCCTGGGCGGCGTTAGCCAGCTGTTGACGCCAACGCCAACGATCGCGCAATCGAACACCAACAGCGGCACGCTTGAGACTCAGCTGGATCCTCAGAAGTCCTACAGCTTCAGCGGCGTGCAGAACACCAGCCGCCAGGGCGTGCCCGTGCCGATCATTTACGGCGAGACGATCTGCGGCTCAGTCGTGATCTCGGCCGGCATTGACACTGTGCAGGTGGCGGCATGACGGACATCATCCGCGGCGCTGGTGGTGGTGGCGGCCAGCAGCAAACCGTCGTTCAGCAGGTAGCAGCACCAACTCGGACCCCGGTTCGTGATGCCGACAGTCTTGCGTCAAAGCAGTTTGGCACCTTTGTCGATCTGCTCAGTGAAGGCGAGATCGAAGGGTTCCCATCAGCTCGGGCCTACACCCGCGGCGACGCCAACTACAACCGCGCGCTGCTGAAGGACATCTTCCTGAACGGCACGCAGATCTTGCGGCAAGGTGCAGACCCAACTGGTCCGCAGGCGGCTGATTACAACTTCCAAAACATCACGGTCGAAGCGCGTTACGGCACGCAGGCGCAGACCTACATCCCTGGGTTCTCAGACATCGAGGATGAGACCAGCGTTAACACGATCGTCCAACAGGCGTCACCGCTGACGCGCACGATCACCGACAGCAACGTGAACGCTGTTCGAGTGACGATTACCGTGCCGCGTCTTGAGAAGTTCACGGATGAGGGCGATGTCTACGGCACCAGCGTGAACCTGCAGATCCGGGTGCAGTACAACGGCGGTGGTTACACCACCGTGATCGATGACACAATCAGCGGCCGCACGGCTGACCAGTATCAGCGCGACTACAAGATCGCGATTAGCGGTGCCTTTCCTGTCGATGTGCGCGTGGTGCGCGTCACGGCAGACAGTGGCAGCAGCCAGCTGCTGAATGATCTGTACTGGTCGAGCTACACCGAGATCATCGAGCAGAAGCTGAAATACCCCAACAGCGCGATCGTGGCATTGCGGCTGGATGCGGAGCAGTTCAGCAGCGTCCCGAACCGCACCTATCGGGTCCGCGGGATCAAGGTGCAGATCCCCAACAACGGCACGGTCAACGCCACCACCGGCGCGATCAGTTACGCAGGCGTCTGGGATGGCACCTTCGCGGCAGCAACCTGGACAAGTGACCCGGCTTGGATCCTGTACGACCTGCTCACGTCTAGGCGCTACGGATTCGGCGATCACATCGCCGCCGCCCAGCTGGATAAGTTTGCCTTCTATTCCGCGTCGCAGTACTGCGGCACGCTGGTGCCGGATGGCTTCGGTGGCACCGAACCACGCTTCAGCTGCAATGCCCTGATCCAGAACCAGGAAGAGGCGTACAAGCTGATCAACGATCTGTGCAGCGTCATGCGCGTGATGCCGTACTGGTCAACCGGTGCGCTCACGATCAGCCAAGACAAGCCGACCGATGCCAGCTACCTGTTCACGCTGGCGAACGTAAGCGAGGAAGGATTCAAGTACACCGGCTCAGATCTGAAGACCCGGCACACGGTCGCGGTGGTCAGCTACCTGGACATGACAACCCAGGACCTGGCCTACGAGGTGGTCGAGGATACGACCGCGATCGCGAAGTACGGTGTCGTCACCACCAACCTAAAGGCGTTCGCCTGTACCAGCCGCGGCCAAGCTGCGCGGCTGGGTGAATGGCTGCTGTACTCCGAGGGTTACGAGACGGAGGTTGTCGAGTTCAAGGCGTCGATTGATGCCGGTGTGCTGGTGCGTCCAGGCGCGGTGATCTCAATTGCCGATCCGGTCAAGTCCGGAGTGCGTCGCGGCGGCCGCATCGCTGCAGCAACAACCACAGCGATCACGGTGGACGACACTGCCGAGACCAGCCTGCCAACAACCGGCACGCCGACGATTTCGGTGGTGATGCCTGACGGCACGGTCGAGACCAAAGCGATCAGCGGCATCGCCGGCGCTGTTGTCACGGTCGCGTCAGCATTCAGCGTTGCGCCGAATGTCAACAGCATCTGGGTCATCAACAACTCAACCGTGAACACCACCCTCTGGAGGGTGCTGAGCGTTGGAGAAACCGATCAGGCGCAATACGAGATCACGGCGCTCGCGTATGACCCCAGCAAGTACAACTACGTCGAGCGGGGCGCAGCATTGCAGCCTCGAGTGATCACGCAGTTGAATCAGCCGCCGATCGCACCCAACGGCCTCTCGGCCAGCGAGACGTTCTACGAGTCGCAGGGCCAAGCGAAGGTAAAGATCATTACCAGCTGGAACAGTGTGCCCGGCGTTAGCCAGTATCGCGTGCAGTACCGGCAAAGCGAAGGTAACTGGACCAGCGTGGTCGTCCCGCGAACCGACTACGAGATCCTCGACTCGGTCGCTGATACCTACACGATCAACGTCTACAGCCTGAACGGCGCCAACACGCCCAGTACCCAGCCGGCGGTGCTGACCTTCGCAGCGGTCGGCAAGACGGCGGTCCCGGGCAATGTGCAGGACCTGACGTTCGAGGCGATCAACGCCAACTCTGGCCGGCTGCGGTGGGCACCAACGACCGACCTGGACGTGAAGGTAGGAGGTCGCGTTCACATCCGGCACACCAGCCTGACGGACGGGACCGGTACATGGGGCAACAGCGTCGATCTCGTCGAGGCAAAGGCCGGCAGCGCTACTGAGGCGATCATCCCTTTGGTCGAGGGTGAGATCCTGGTCAAGTTTGAGGATGACGGCGGCCGGCAGTCTGCATCTGAGGCAAGCGTCATCATCGACTTCCCTGATGCGCTCGGCCAATTGCTGGTGCAGTCAAGGCGCGAGGATGCCGATACCCCGCCATTCCAAGGCAGCAAAACCAGCTGTTTCTACAGCGATGAGTACGACGCGCTCACGCTGGAAGCGACTGGGCTGTTTGATGACGTGGCAGATCTGGATCTTCTGCCGGTGATGGACTTCATCGGCAACGTGGCCACCAGCGGCTCCTATGAGTTTGCCAACACGCTCGACCTAGGTGCGTCCTACAGCTTGGATCTGAAGCGCTTCTTCGTCACCCGCGGCTACTTCCCCAGCGATCTGATCGACAGCCGCAGCGGATTGGTCGATGACTGGGCCGATTGGGATGGTGCCGCATCGTCAGCCGTCAACGCCAAGATGTATCTGCGCAACACCAACGACAACCCCAGCGGCAGCCCGACATGGTCAGCCTGGCAGGAGTTTGTCAACGGCACCTTCAAAGCGCGCGCCTTCCAGTTCAAGGCTGAGCTGACCAGTAGCGATCCGGGCCAGAACATCCTGATCGACGAACTGGGTTATGAAGCCACCTTCCAGCGGCGGCAGGATCAAAGCGTTGGCAGCATCCCAAGCGGCGCGGGTGTCAAGACGGTCACCTTCGACAAGCCATTCTTCACTGGCACGGCCGGCTTGGGTGGCGTCAACAGCAGCCTGCCAAGCGTGGGCATCACCGCGCAGAACATGGCAACAGGCGACTACTTCGTCGTGGGCAGCGTTAGCAGCAGCCAGTTCGTGGTGACCTTCCGCAACAGCGGCGGCACCGCGATCGACCGTAACTTTGCATGGTCGGCTGTCGGCTATGGAAAGGGCGCCTAAGCCCTGCCAGAATCAACCTACTACCTGATCGATCATGAGCCAGCACGACTACGTCATCGCCAACGGAACAGGCGCTGCCGTCCGCTCTGACCTGAACAACGCGCTGGCCGCCATCGTCAGCAACAACAGCGGCGCGACAGAGCCAGCAACCATGTATGCCTACCAGTGGTGGGCTGATACCAGCACCGGGCTGTTGAAGCTCCGTAATGCTGCCAACAACGCTTGGATCACACTGAGAGAGCTGGATGGCACGCTAACCATTGAGGCAGGTACGGTCTCGGCCCCTGGCTTGGCGTTCGCGTCGGACCTGAATACGGGCATCTATAGCCCAAGCGCTGATCAGCTTGCAATCGCAACCAACGGCGTCGAGCGCGTCGAATGGGGCACCAGCGAGGTGGTGTTCAACGATGGCGGCGCTAATTATGATTTCCGCATTGAAGGCGATACAAACTCTTCGCTTTTCTTTGTTGATGCGTCAGCAGAAGCGGTAGGGATTGGCACTGCTGCGCCTAGCTCCTTGGGAAGTAATGTAACAACGGTTGAAATCCAAGGACCTACAACTACAAGAAGTGGCGGGATTCGGCTGTCCTCTAGTGACAGTTCGCAGAAAAGCGCCTTTTATGTTTACGATGGCGCCGCAGTTCTTGGCACAGAAACTGCTCATCCTTTGGGTCTATACGTCAGCAACACTGAAAGATGCAGGGTCGATACATCAGGTCGTTTTTTAGTTAACACGTCTTCTAGCGTTCCGGTCCTTTCAACGGTCACCGGAGCAGCAGTACAGGTCAATTCAAGTGCATTCGGATCTTACGCGCAAACTTGGTTTTATGGCGCAAATAACGAGTTTGCTCCAGTAATTATGCTGGCAAAAAGCAGAAATACCACCTACGGAAGTTATACAGTTGTCCAGAATAATGACCAGCTTGGAGGGCTTTGGTTTGCCGGTGATGACGGAACTGACTTAAACCAGTCCGGCGCAAAAATTGAAGCCTTTGTAGACGGCACGCCCGGCAATAACGACATGCCGGGCAGGCTGGTCTTCAGCACTACCGCCGCCGGAGCGAGCAGCCCGACGGAGCGGATGAGGATAAACTCGTTTGGATCTATTGGTTTTGGATGTACTCCAGATGGTTCGGCGAGTACACTTGGCGTTCAAACAGGCGGCAGTGCTGGATGGTTAATAACAAAAAGAAATAGCAATCCTGCGTTGTTTGTCAACAGAGGCGTGGATGATGGTGACCTTGTATTGTTCTATCAAGCTGATGTTTCAGAAGGGTCTATCTCCGTCTCTGGCACCACCGTTAGCTACAACGGTGCTCACCTTTCCCGCTGGTCGCAGCTGCCTGGCGGCGCAACCCGCGAAGAAATCTTACGCGGCACCGTGCTGAGCAACATCGACGAGATGTGCGCCTGGGGCGAGGAAGAAAACGAACAGCTCAACCGCATGAAAGTCTCAGATGTGGAAGGCGACCCCAACGTGGCCGGCGTGTTCCAAGCCTGGGATGACGACGACGACACCTACACCGACGACTTCTATTGCGCGATGACGGGTGACTTCATCATCCGCATTGCCGATGGCGTCACGGTGCAACGCGGTGATCTACTCATGTCCGCTGGTGATGGAACGGCCAAGCCCCAAGATGATGACATCATCCGCAGCAAGACCGTCGCCAAGGTGACTTCAACTCACGTCACCTGCACTTATGACGATGGCAGCTACTGCGTGCCCTGCGTGCTGATGGCTTGCTAAGCCTCGTAGTCCTACTCACTAACGCAGATAGCCAGCCCAGCTTTATAGTGGTGGGGCAGCGAGTTTGCGGCTCCTGCCCCTGGCCACAGTTCCCTAGAAACCATGACCCAAGAAGACTACAGGTATCCCATTGCCCCGCCGCCGGAGCTGGTGCAGCAGTGGTACGACCAAGCCAAACAAGACCCATGTGGTCCAATTAACTGGGTTGCTGTCCGCGCCGCCCAATGGGGCGCCGACCAGGAGCTGGAGGTGTGCTGTGAGGCACTGGACAATTTGAATGATGGGTTCTGGAGTGAAAAACTCCGCGCCGCCCGCCGCCCCAAGCCGCAGAGCTTGAAGGAGCAGGCGTTACAAGCACTTTCTGAAGCCGTCAAAATGGCCGATGACGTCCCGCCAGAGGGGATTTGCTCAGGCCAAGCAGACATTATCCGCCACGCACTGGAGCAACTTGATGACTGATTACCAGTCCACGGTACTTTCTGCCGTCTTGATTATTTTCATCATTATCGTTGATTGGCACTTCAAATGACTGACTTCCGAGAGCTGTGCGCCTGCATGGCTGACGAGCTTGATCATTACCGCCAGCTCCTAATGGATGATCGCCGCGAAACTCATGCGTTGGCGACCAAAGCCCGAGCCGCCCTAGCCCAGCCCGAGCCGGTGGCGCCTACGGATGAGGAGCTACTGGAGCTGATGCCTGAGACCATGCGGGATGAGTTTTCCTACGCGGCCAAGGTCTGCTCTGACGCAACCGGCGGCAAAGTCGAACCCGGCATCTTTCGCGTGGCGCTCAACACCGCTGCGCTGGAGTACGCCCAAGCTGTTTTGGCTCGTTACGCCCATTAGTCATTCCCACTAAAACCTTTTTGTTGATGTCACCAAAATGGTCCGAATCATTCGACAATGGTTATCGAACCGCCGTGCTAGGCGTGTCCTGAATCAGCCCGCCCCGTGGGAACGGCAGCTCATCCCAAACATGGGTATGAGATACCGGCATGACTACGGGCTGCTGAATGAAGACGAACGCGCTGCCGTGGATCAGCAGATGCTTCAGCTTGCAGAGGAGGTGGTGACGTGGTTCCGTCGTGAGGCTGATAACCACCATCTCAGCGTTGGCGGCGCGATCCTGCGGTTCAAGGCATCCAACATCCTTGAAGACCACATCAAAGCCTCGTAGTCACCTTCACTAGACACCCGTCTTAGACTCCCACCAACCACACAGCATCATGAGCATCACCTACAACTGGGCCATCGCCAACCTAGAACGCGAGGTTTCGGACGGTTACGTCTTTACCGCGCACTGGACGGTGGTGGGCATCTCTGATGACGTTGACCCCGAAGGCAATCCCTACAACTCCGGTGCCTATGGCTCCATGGGTCTGGAGCGTCCTGAGGGCAGCATGATCCCGTTCAGCCAGCTCACCCAAGAGCTTTGCGTTCAGTGGGTCAAGGACAAGTTTGGCCCGGATAAGGTCACCGAGATCGAGGAAGCGCTCGCTGCACGGATCGTAGACCAGCAGTTTCCGACCGTTGAAGCTGGCGTCCCGTGGCAGTAAAAGCAAAGGCTGGTCTAAGCGGCACCGTCCGCAAGGATCCTGTCCCCAAGACAACCAGCCAAGGGCAAGGGCAGCGCTCCAGGCCGCGACGTCGTGGCCGCAAAAAGCTGCGCGGGCAGGGTCGTTAAACTGATTACATGATCGAGGTCATCGCTGCTATTGCTGGAGCGTCGATCTCCGTTGCCGCGATGGGCGCGATGGGCTTTAGCCGTCGCAACGATGAAGCACGCGAAGCTGTAATTAGACTGACCGCTGCCGTAGAGCATATTGCCACACAGCTAGAGGTGCTGCATAAGGACATCAAGGAGGACCGTAAGGAAACTTTTTCACGTCTTAATGGCGTTGAGCAGCGCGTGACTATGCTTGAGGCACGGCCTACACGCTAACCCAGTGGACTTCCTTTCTCATCCCGCCTTCTGGATCATCGTCGCTGCTGCTAGCGAGCTGATCGCGATTAGCCCACTGAAGAGCAACAGCATTGTGCAGCTGGTGTTTCAGGTGCTGAACCTGTTGAAGGCAAAAAAGCGCTGACCTCGTTCGCTATTCGCAAACAGCGATTCGAGGCCCAGTTGCCGGCCAAGCTAGACCAAGCCGAAGCGGACTGGCACGCAGCGCAGCCCGTAGGCCCTGAGCCGGTGATTACGCATCACCCGGTAGACGACACACTGCAAACCGGAGATAGCCGCCTACTTGGCGGTGCAATGGAGATCAAGTCACCATGGTCAAACTGAGCGACCTGTTCCGGTACTACAAGCACGGCACGCCGCATCAGATGGCGGCCATCTCTGAATTGGAAGCAGAGCTGTTAAAGGTTGCGCCTGCAATCTTGAATAGGGACCAAGCCTGGTACAAAACCTGGCAGCAAGGCGGCAAGCTGCATAATTATGGGCCAGCGATAAAGCTGATAAAAGAGTTTGAGGGCTGCCACCTAAGCGCTTACCCTGATCCGCTTAGCGGCGGCGACCCGTGGACCATCGGCTATGGCACCACCAGGTACAGCGATGGCCGCAAGGTGCAACGCGGCGACAAGATTACAGTTATTGAAGCCAGCAGCCTGCTTGAACTTGAGATAGACCGCATTGCCGCCAAGCTGCGTGCGACGGTGCCGTTTTGGAATGCCATGAGCGGCAACCAGCAATGTGCGCTGATTAGCTTTGCCTACAACCTGGGCAGCGGGTTCTACGGATCCGAAGGATTCGAGACGATCAGCAAGCGCCTGAAAGAGAAGGACTGGGCAGGGGTGCCAGCAGCGATGCTGTTGTATCGCAACCCCGGCACCAGCGTCGAGGCTGGTTTGCTACGTCGCCGGCAGGCAGAAGGCAGACTGTGGGTTGGCGATCAGCAGCAGGGAGCAGCCAAACTGACGCCTAGCAGTCCGTTCAGCGCACGGATCACGCCGCACATCCGAATCGGTGAGTTTGCGCTAGACCAAGAGGCACGGCGCTTTGATCACCAGTACCAAGTAGATACCGCAGCTGAGCTGGCAGCATTCCTAGAACGCGCTCGTGGTGCATTTGGCAACAAGCCGCTCATCATCACGTCGGGTTACAGACCAGCAATCATCAATCGGCAGGTAGGTGGTGCCAGCGGCAGCGAGCACCTATTTAATGCGCCTGGCGTGGGTGCAGTTGACTGGTATATCAACGGCGTGGACATCTACAAGCTGCAGGACTGGTGCGTCAAGCATTGGCCATACAGCACTGGACTAGGCGCACCCAAGGGCTTTATCCATACCGGCATCCGTCAAGGCAGGCCGCGTCTCACTTGGCCTTATTAGACTGCCTGTGTAAGCCGCTACCAACGGCATGGCGATCACGTCTACGCGAGTATCGCCAGAGCTTTTGGAGATACGGATACCGTACAACAGCACCAAGGAAGAAGCAACCTTTCTACTGCTGTCGGACATCCACCTAGATAACCCAAAGTGCAACCGCAAGCTGCTGCTGCAGCACTTGGATGAGTGCAAGGCGATTGGCGGCCATGCTTTGATGTTTGGCGACGTGCTTTGCCTGATGCAAGGCAAAAAGGATCGGCGCGGCAGCAAGGGCGACATCAGGCCAGAGCATCTTGGCGGCAACTATTTTGATCTGGTGTTCCGCGAGTCAGCCGACCTGCTCCGGCCATACGGTGACATGATCCTGATGATGGGCGACGGCAACCACGAGACTGCCGTGCTCAACAATCAAGAGATCGACCCGCTAGAGAACGTGGTCAGGCTCATGCGCAACGATGGCGCGGTTACCGAACACATGGGATACCAGGGCTTTGTGCGGTTTGCGTTCCGGCAGTCAGCCGGCCGTACACGCCGCTGCACATTGTTCTTCCACCACGGCGCATGGGGCGGCATCGTCACCAAAGGCACCATGGGTGGCGGCCGCTACGCGCAGATCGCACCTGATGCAGACATCATGCTTAACGGCCACAACCACGAGCGCAGCATTGTGGCACACCCGTGCTACCGCATCGCAGAAAACGGCAAGGCATGGATTGAGCAGCGCTGGCACCTGCAAACCGGCACCTACAAGCAGGAGTTTGGCGCTACTGGTGGCTGGGCGATTGAGCGCATCGTAATGCCTAAGTCACTTGGCGGGATATGGCTAACGCTGCGGCCACGAGAGCGCGGCGGCGTTGACATCTCCTGCAGGCCAACCGTATGAGACAGTACGTCCTTGAGATTGAGTACACCATTGTGGTGGAATCTGAAGACGACGACCCAGAAGAGGTATCGGACAATTTCGTGGCGCGGCTCACTGAGCTAGCGCCGTCCAACGATCACGTCCTGGGCCTCACGGTTCAGGTGTTACCCATCCCGGAACTGCGTGGATCATTTGATTGATGGCTCCAACCTCGTATCAAAACGCAGCGCAAAGCATCAATTTAGACAGCAAATTTTTGAAGCATGGGGCCATACATGCGCGTATTGCGGCGCCCCGGCTGACACGCTAGACCATGTGAAGCCACGTCATAAAGGTGGCGCTACTGTTGCTTGCAATCTTGTACCGGCGTGCAAGAATTGCAACCGTAAGAAAGGCAGCGAGGAATGGCGCGAATGGTTTAGCCGTCAAGATTCGTGGTCTGTTGATCGCGTTCTAAAGATTCAGGATTGGTTGGTTGATTGAGCATCTGATGGTAAAAAATCAGTGCTTGCCACTGCTGCCTGTGCTCTCGGCACATACCGTTGAAGCAAACCCTCCATACATCCTGATAGCGGCTGATTGTTGGTTTCGACATGGCCAAGCGGGGTATTGCTTAATGGGTTGCTCATCAGCATACGAAGGCGGCTAATGCCACGACGCTCTAGGTTTTGCAGCTTGGTGCGGCTGACGCCTGTTTGTTGTTCAAGTTGCGCCCAGGTGACAGGCCGCGCAAGGTTTCTGGCATGGATTACCTGTTTGGTCAACGGGTCTAAGTATTTGTTAAAACAATCCATCAATTCGCGTATCTCTTGCCGGGTTTCTATCAGGTCATTGTCGTAGTTAGGGTCAGCAATGTTGTCACCGATGCATGTGGTCTCGGTGTCAGCAACACGCTGGTCTAGGCTTGTCACTTTATAGGTTTGCTTTAACAAGTATGACAGTTCTTCTACATCCATATCCAGTGCGTTAGATATTTCGCTCATGGTTGGCTGTCTGCCGATCTTATGGCTTAGATCCTGCATGGTGCGGTTTATCTTGTACAGCATCTCATGCAAACTGGTTGGCAGGCGAATTATGGAGTCATGCTGGATCAATGCCCGCGTAATGCCTTGCCTGATCCACCAATAGGCATAAGTTGAAAACTTGTAACCGCGTGACGGGTCGAATAGCTCAACCGCACGCGCAAGGCCGATATTGCCCTCTTGGATCAAGTCCATCAACTCAAGCGTCTTATTGCTGCGCTTGTCGTACTTGCGGGCTACATGGACTACAAGCTGCAGGTTGGACTTAATAAACCGTTGCCTAGCGCGTTCACCGCTTCGCAACTCGCGTTGCTCATCACGGGTTAGCTCCCTGTCGCATTGTCTTAATTCTTGCCATCTAATGACACGCCTGCCGAGTTGTATCTCTTGTTGCGGTGTCAGTAGTGGATATTTGGCGATACTGTTGAGGTAGTCTTTGATGCTGTCGGCCATGATGAATCCATTAGTTCACACAATGGAAGCACAGTTCCACGGCGCTGCCAACGCTAACATGTTGCGCCAGCTACATGCAGCAAAAGATTGGAATGCGTTACTTGAGTACAGCTTGCTACTGGCTGAGCAGGAGGCTAGCCAGCGCTCGCAGATTAAGTGGCTAGCTGCCGAGGCGATGCGCTCATGCAGCATCGAGCCTTGGCATTTGGCTGCGGCCGAGGAACTGCTTGGAGGCAGCCACTAGCTTGTCATTGTTGTAGTGCCCAACCTGCGCATAGCTCAGCGCTGGCTGCTGGCTCATGCGGAAAAACACCATCTGACCAATCTTGAGCCCTGGGTAAATGGGCAGCGGCTGCAGCTGACGGGCGTTTTTCAGCTCTAGCGTTAGCGTGCTGCCATTCCAGCCGGGATCGGCATAGCCGGCGTGGAGGTTCTCATAGCCCTCCCTAGCGCGGCTTGACTTCAGGAAGAACAGGCCGGCGATATCTTCCGGCATGTAAAAGGTCTCCACCGTCTGGGCCAGCACAAACTGACCAGGCACCAACTCGTATGGATGCTCCACGGTGTAACCGCTGATGTCAAGCGGAATCATCTGGTGCCCTTGGACCGATTCGAGCATGATCAGGTTGCCAAGCCGCAGGTCCAAGCTGGCAGGATTGATCAGCTCTGGGTCATGGCCCTGCACCATCCCCTGAGTGACGATCAGGTCTTCGATTTCGGTGTCAGATAGGATCATTGATGTCGATAACGTGTTTACCAGTGCAGTGCTTAGATGCTGACCATTTCAGGTCATACTTTGAAATTTGAATTTCTGCCGGTTGCTTGGTGTACCAGCGGTGATTACACCCATCGCAGCGGCGACGCCTAACAATCGTACCGTCAGCCAATTGATTGGTCATAACGACATACGTCTGCTGGCATGAGCAGCTAGGGCATCGGACTTGAACTGCTGGCACGTCTAACTCGGCTCATAGCATCGGACCTGAATTGCTTGCATGTATCTTCTAAATCTTGGGCAAGGACGGCAGCCGAACGCAGCAGCGTTGTAAGCGTCACCGGCTTCATGTCACGATCCGTCGCATAGCGAATGGCGTGCCTGAAGCCTTGACTGATGTTGCCGCCGCCGAGTTTGCGGGCAGCTTCAATCTCCTCGCGGCTCATGCGAATGTTCACCGTGTAGTTGCGACCGCGCTGCGTTGGTATGCGCGGGCTAGGCATTGCCCTCTAGCTCGGCAGCGATGGCGAGAAAATGAGCGCGAATGGCGTGATGTGCGGCGAACACGCCTGCATCAGCGTCGGTGTCACCTAATGGCGTGTTCATCTGCACCTGATCCGCAGCAGCTCGCAGAGCGGCGGCAATCGCGGGCAGGTAATGCCAGTCATCCGGCTTGCCGCTGGCGGCGCGGTTGAACTCCCAGAACACTTGTTGCGCGGCAGGGGAGAGGTTAGTCATCCAAGGCCTCCTCCATGTCGCGCTTTACCAAATCAGCAATGCGCTGCTGATACAGCCCGGTGTAGGTTTCGCAGGTGCGGCCATAGTGGTGATACAACCACTCCAAGTAGTCCTGCCGTTGCTGGTCAGCTATTGGGTTGTTCACTGATAAGCTCCATCAACTCAAGGACATGGGCCGCAAAGGCGGCATGGGTCATCACTGCATGGGTGCCAGGAGGGCGCCCGTAGGACGCCTCCCACCACTCCTTGAATGCAGCTTCAAGGCTGGTTTGGTTCATCAGAATGCAGACTCCTCGCTAGCAGCAGCAGCAGCACGCGGCAGGTATTCAAACCGGGTGACGTTCAGCACATGCTTAGAGCGCTTAGCGCCGCTCTCCTTATCCTGCCAGTCCTGACGGCGAATGCCGCCGGTAACCATGATGCTGTCGCCTTTTTTGCAGTTGTCGGCAATCATTTGACCGCCTTTACCCCAGACCTCTACGTCAATTGCATTGTTGATGTAGTTGCCATCTTTATCTTTGCCTTCCTGAATGCCTGCACCAAAGTTGCAAACACAAGTACCGGAATCAAAAAACTTAATTTGCGGCTCGCTAATAATGCGCACGACGCCGGAAGCATACAAACTCATGGGTTGATTGGTGTAATGGAATGGGTCTCTTCAAAGGCCAGTACATCAGGCAGGTTGTACCTGACGCGGGACTGGCCGAGTGGACATCCTAGCCTCGGGACTGTGTAATAGCTAGGTCCTTGGCCGCGTAATCGTTGAGACTTAATGCTGGACGGCTTGAGGCCCCAACGCTCGGCTAGTTGCTCAGTTGTCAGATAACTCATTCTCTTTTTCAAGCATTAGTTGCAAAAGTTGATCGTGCTGCTCTTGGCTGATCTCACCGGCTTCTAGCCGTGCCGCCATACGCGGTTGCAGGTCTTCTAGATCCTGCAGGGTTTTGGCCTTAGCGATGGCCGCCTTACCAGCGGTGAACGTCTTGCTGCTGTCTACCTTGGTGGTAGCAGGCAGCTTGACCTGCTCAGCTGGCGTGACCGTAACAGTCTCGGCTTGGTCCATTTCGTCGGTGCTGTACACACCAGACATGTCGGCAGGGAATGCCTTACGAAGCGCCAGCGCCTCAGAGCATTTGGCAATCATGGCGGCTGGCATTTTGGACCACAGCCCTTGGCCGGCGTTGTAGTCAGCAAAGCGGGCAACACCAATAAAAGGGTGTTGGCTGCCTTTGCGATGCACGATGGTCTTAGCTGCAGCGGGCGGCTTGCTGGAGAGCCATACGTCGCGCCATTCGCCTTCATCACCACACCAGTACGTCTCGCTGCCGTCTAGTTGTCCGGTGCGTTCGGCAATGGCACGCAAACCGTCAATGCCGGCCTGAATGGTCATCTTGCCGCCACGCTTGATGGCGTAAATCTGCTTGCTGAATGGGTCAAGGCCAGTGCGCTGGCACGCATAGGCGAACAGCCGCAGCTCATCATTGCTGCAGCCTGGCGCAATGGTGCTGCTAATAAGCTGCGTTTGCTCTGGGGTCCAAAGGGTGATAGCGGTTGACATCAGAACTCGATGGGTGATTGCTGGTTGGCATTAAGTGCCCAGCCGGGCAGGCTGAGCGTTTGGACTGAGGTGTCGCCGTAGCCGGGCCACATGTCAGCGGCCTTGCAGGTGGCGATCACGTCCAGTGCATTATCGCGCATGGTCCGCCCTAGTGCCATAGCGGCATGGTCCAGTTCGTAAACGGCGACCGCATACGGCGCAGTCTTTTCCACTGCGATAAACACAAACCGGCCAGCACCGTGCAAACCAGCGAGGTAATGCGCTGCCTGGACGTGGTAGGCGAAGGTCGCCACGCTACGCGCAAACGCTGCAGGGCTGGCGTCTTGGCATGTCTTCAGGTCAACGATGGTGCTGCCTTGATACCAGTCTGGGCGGCATTTGCAGCGCAGTCCTGTTGGCAGGTCATCCCACCAGAACGACTGCTCAGCCTTGCCATGAGCGAGCAGCGCTGATGCAGCAGGATGCCGTCGGACGCTATCGGCCATGCAGTTAGCGGTCAGCATGTCGCCGGCCGTTACGGCTTCGATGCCAGCAGTAGCCATCTGCTCAGCCTGTTCCTTGCCTGCTTTGGTGTTGCGTGGCCCGCAGACGCCATAGCGGGATGACAGCTCATCAGGCTCCAGCACGGCGCAATGCACCAAGCTGCCTAGCTTCATCGCTGCTGTCGGTTCAACCGGCAAGCGATGCGGGTCCAGATATCGCGCCCAATAGTGGTAAGGCGATTGCATTACCGCTTTGAGGTGACTGGCGCTGACGGCTGGGTCGGCGTGATAGTCGGCACTAGAGATGGTCATGCTTCCACCCCCTCGCGCAGTTTGCGGTGCAGCCGGCTGCTAGGGCCATAGGTTGCGTAAATCTCCGGGAATGCCAGCAGCAGGCGCTCGCGGTTGATCGGGTCAGCCTTGAGGCCGGCTTCAGCCAAGGCGGTAAAGAAGTTACCGGCATACTGCGCTGCAGTGATGAAAGTCCAGTAGCGGTCTGAGTCGGTCATAGAATTAACGCGGTGTGTTGAGGTGGGGCGGTTGGTGTGGCCGCCCCGTTTTCTTTACGCCAGTGCTAGACGGACGCGGTAACGGCTGATGTGCATGTGCTCCGCAATGCGGCGCTGCGTCCAGCCGTAGCCGCGCAGTCGCTTGGCGCGTTGCTCGGTTGACTCCGTTGCCCAGAGCAGAACCAGCAGTGGTAGCAGCAGCAAGGCGGTCAACAGGGCAATTGTGGTTGTCATGGTGTTAAAGCGGGTGGAATGGTGCCGGGATTGGGTGCGGCTCCCGGTTGGCCGCGTGGGTCAAGCCCCGGCAGGTCCCAGTCGATAGCCCGGAGAAAAGATCATGAACTCGTCATTCCAGCCCAGATCCTTCACCGTGACAGGCGCAGCGGTGTAGTAACCGATTGCAGAAACGGTGACGTGCACTTCGTCCCGGTCAACAACTGCGTAGTTGATGGGATTGCGCCAATCGGCAGGATCGGCAACCTTGGCAAAAGCAGCATCAAGCTGTGCCTCAGTAAACGGAGTACCAGTTTCCTGAAGGATCAGCATCTGAAGCGCAGCCTCCGGGCTGCCGAGTGGGGGTCTTGCCCCCTGATGCACATATCCTACACCATGTGCCGCCGTGGTCAAGCGTGGTGAGGGGAATGGATGAGGTCAGGTAACGCCCGACCCCCGAGGCGGCCGACCTGCGTCGTCGGCGGGACTATCTCCGGCCCCTGCATCCGGCTTATGGGTGATGGTCAGCCTTCGTCGCTGACAGGACTAACTCCGGGCCATGC